TATGGATTGAAGATCAATATGCCGAAACGCGCTAAGTTTACTCCCAAGAAAAAGAAGACCTTGACTCCCGAACCGAATTGGGAAAAACTAAAGAAGGCTGAAACTGAAGAAGAGCGAATCGCCGCTTGGATGGAGTGTGATGCGTATGTGCACACCGAAGTCACTGAGCGCGAGTATCTGCATTCAACTAAAAAGTGGATTCGTGATCGCAGTGGCTGGGATCATGGAGTCTATGAAGAAGCGATTAAAATTCCAGACGTGTTTCTTGCTACGATTGGCAAGAGCGGTTGGAAAGCGTATCTACTTGGATACATGCCTGAGAAGGTAAAAGCACAGTTCGAAAAGCAATTGTTTGACATGATCGAAAAGTCAGACAGACTGCGTGAGCAAATGTTTTATGAACCACCCATTCATCCATCGATTGCTGATCTTGACGATGATCATAAACTTCATCCTACAAAAGTGAAGCAGTGGATTGAGTACTGGAAAAAGTTTGTGTCTGCGTCGAAGAACGACGACAAACTGACACAAGAACAAATAACCGCGCGTACATACGTGTATAACATGCAGACCTATCTTAAGAGTGGTGTCTGGCTTGATTCACACTATGGTGAGCGCCGAGAAAACAAAATTGTTCCTGTCTGTATCGCGCCAGCGTATGATAAAGATGGTTGTATTGTAAGAACCAAAGGTACATACTACAGAGACATCGGAGCAATTTGGGGAGAAATCGAATGACAGTTGGTAGTATAGTTATGACAAAGCCTAAATTTGCGAAGCGAATCGAGGAGATTGTCAGACTTAAAAATTTAAGTTACATCGATGCCGTGTTGTACTTCTGTGAAAAGAACAACCTTGATGAAGTCGATGTAAAGAAGTTTATTGCAGGTCCGATCAAAAGTAAGATCGAGGCTGAGGCTATGAAACTAAACTTTCTGCCACGCGGAAATGAATTACCATTCGAATAGAGAACTGCCACATCTCTCTTAAAACTATGTGGTTTATATCATTAACTAACTGGAGACTATTATGTCAAAGCAAGCAAAAGTACTCGCCGCATTCATGCAAGGCGAACAACTAACCTCTAAGCAGATCGCTTCACGTTTTAGCGTTGCTAACCCAACTGCACTCGTGTCTAGCCTGCGTATGGAAGGTTATCCTGTTTACTTGAACGAGGGTACCAAAGATTCCCGCGGTCGTGTTCGTGCATCGAAGTATCGTCTTGGTGCTCCGACTCGTGCAGTAATCGCCGCTGGCTATCGTGCTATGGCAGCCGCCTAAGTAAATACTTAGGAAAAGATGAGACCACCGAATGGTGGTCTTTTCGCTTATGTCAGAAAAGAAAAAAGCGTTATTGCCATATGGCGATAATATAAGCGCACCCGCTATAACGCTACCTAACACTGAGCTTTTTAAATCTGAGCGTGGGTCTCTCGCTAGAAATTATTTTGAAAACAGAATAGCTCTCTTAAACGAAGAATATAATAAACTATTGGAGCTGGCGGAAGACAACGAAATGATTTATCAAGCGCAGTACAATTTTGTGCCACGAGTAGGACAGACATATCATCTGTATCGAATCGAAAGTGGTGCAATAACTCTAAGTCTGATTGAACCTCAGGCTTGGAACAAAGAGTATCTAGGATCATATCAATTTACTGCGGACTCTATCTGGCAGAAAGTTGACCTAGATGCATAACACACAACACACAGGAGACTATTATGTCTAATCCATACGAACTTCGTTTTGAAATGTTCAACGTAGCAAAAGATATGCTCGTTGACAGTTTTCATTGTGAGAAAGATGACTTGATGCAGAAGTATCACAGTCAAATCGATCAAGGGCAACCAGTAGAGTATCCCACTCTGCCTAAGTACCCATCTTTCGAAGCCATCAAAGAGTTGGCTATCGAAATCAATGAGTATGTTTCGAAAACTAAGTAGTATAAATAGAAGAGTGAGAAGGTTGACTTTTCACTCTTTTTATAGTATGATACTACTCTTACATTATGAATAAAGTGGATAAAACTTAATACACTGTTTATACAAGGAAACACATATGTCTTTTTCAAATCTCAAGCGTAATCGCAATTCTATCTCTGACCTCGTCTCTGCCGCAAGCGCAGGTGATGCCCCCACCGAAAAGAAGTCCTACGTCGATGAACGTCAATGGAAGCCCACCGTTGATAAAGCAGGCAATGGCTACGCTGTTCTGCGTTTTCTACCTGCACCCGAAGGCAACGAACTGCCTTGGGTTCGATACTGGGATCATGGCTTTAAAGGTCCCACTGGTCAGTGGTATATTGAAAAGTCTTTGACTTCGATTGGTCAGCAAGATCCTGTTGGCGAGCTAAACTCTCGTCTCTGGAACTCTGGTGTAGAGGCTGATAAAGAAACTGCACGTGCACAGAAGCGCCGTCTTCACTACGTTGCAAACGTTCTTGTCGAATCTGATCCTGCTAACCCTCAGAACGAAGGCAAAGTCTTCCTCTACACGTTCGGTAAGAAAATCTTTGATAAGATCATGGACGTAATGCAACCGCAGTTTCAGGACGAAGATCCAGTCAACCCGTTCGACTTCTGGGAAGGCGCTTCGTTCAAGCTGAAGATTCGTAACGTCGAAGGCTATCGTAACTATGACAAGTCAGAGTTTGCATCTCCTGCTCCTCTGCTAAATGGTGACGATGGTGAACTTGAACAGGTCTATGATCAACTCTATGATCTGAACGAGTTTACTGATCCTGCTCAGTACAAGACTTATGATGAACTGAAGGCTCGTCTTGCTCTTGTGCTTGGTGAGTCTGCTCCTCGCACTGTGAAGGCAGAGAATGATTTAGCAAGCGTTCGTGAGCCAACTCCCATTCGATCAGCAACTCCCGTGGAACCTGAAGTAACGGCAGCCAATTTATCGGATGATGGCGAAGAAGATACTCTTTCATACTTTGCGAAACTCGCCGCTGAAGATTGATAACTTCGTAATGAAAAGGGAGCCTTTTGGCTCCCTTTTTTTATGCTCCTGCATAAGCGTCGGCTCGCGATCCGTTTGATTGAGTAGGCTGTGGTAGAGGTGCATCTCCACCACCTGTTGTAGTGTTGTTCGTAGTTGTTGTTGGAGCATTAGTGTTGTTGATTACAGTGACGTTACCAGACTTTTCACCAACAGAACTCATTGTTCTTTGTTCTACTGCACTACTAATTGGTATTTCTGCGGCTTGTGTCATTACAGCACTGATCTTGGGTACAGGAGAAGATTTTAAGCCTTCACCAAAGTCAACTTCACTGTAACCATCGAAGTATCCTTCACCAAGCTTACCACCATTCCACATCTTGTCGAAGATAGGTATTGCAAAAGCGACTGATTTGCCCAACTCTTCAATGTTATCTTGAAAATCGTCCATATCTGCACTAGCAATCTTATCGATGCCATCACCCAGTCTAAACATTGAATCAGCAAGTTGATCGAATCCTTTTAGATTTGAAACATCAATATCAGATAAAACTTTAAGATCGCCTGCAATACGTTCAAATACACTAGGGGTGTTTTCGTCAGTAAACAAAGAACTAACGAAGTTACCAAGACCACTGATCAGTTCACCCGCTGTTAGTGCCGTTAGTCCAGCCGCTACAGAAACCGCCGCAGGACCAAAGGCAAGAAGCTTCGACATGCTTATTTCATCTGACGATATTGCCGCAAGGCCTGCTCCAAGATTAACCATAATATCTCTGAGACCTGATCCATCGGCACCAAGTGCTCCAGCAAGATCAGTTACACCTGCAACTCCAGCAAAGAATGCACCAATGCCAACACCGAGTAGCCCTAGTCCAGTAGCCGCTGGACCTGCCATACCAGTTGCACCCAGCAATCCGCCTGTTGCAAGCAATCCACCAAGAACGGCTAAATCAGCACCAGCAAAAGCACCAAGACCTTCAGCAAGATTGACCATTATATTGCGCAGTGTCGTACCGTCTGCTGAGAGATAACTTGCGGCCGCATCACCTGCCGCAAGTCCAGCAAAGAATCCACCGATGCCAGCACCTAGAGCGAACATTCCAAATCCCGCTTTCATTGATTTACCAGGACCAAGAAGTGTACCCATGACACCACCTGCGGCCATGACACCACCAAGCTTGACTAAGCCGTCGGTGTTCATCTGAGCAAAACCATCTGTAAGTGTTGTCATAACACTCACTAGTTTGTTCAGATCGGTGTTCATCCATGTAAGTGCTTTGTCACCTGCGGCAAGTCCAGTAAAGAATCCGCCGATGCCAAAGCCAAGTGCAGTCATACCAACGCCTGCGCCGATTCCTGCTCCAGCTAATTTTCCGAATGAACTACCAAAACTTGATTCTGCGCCTTTCCCACTAGGACCTGGAGGTGGTGTGGGTGAATCACCAGTCGGTGCTTCTTGGCTTCTCTCAGCCGCTTCTGCTCTTCTCTTTTGCTCTGCCTCTTGCATCGCACGAAAGAAGTCACGAAATCGCTTGTTTGTATCGACTTCGGTCCTGAACTGTTCTTTTTGTAGATTGCTAATGTCTTGCAGATACTCTGCATTGAGCATATTCGCTTCTACAATGTCATCAAGTCTGGCCATATGACTCTCTTAATTTTTTTTCTTCTTCTAACGCATCCAAGAGCAAAATAAGGTGTACTTCACGCTCCCATGGGATCATCGTTTCTAATTCTGTTAATGAGTATTTATGATGCCTCATCAACAAAAAACTCGTTTTATAATGATTAGCTAGAGTTTCATGCGAGAGGCATACTAAAAAAAATCTTGGATGCCTCTTAATTCAAGATGAGTATGCTCACCACATTTGTTACAATCAAAATCTAAGTCATACGAGACTTTAGGAATATCAAAAAGAAACTTAGTAATCTTTTCAAACTGTTCTCGTGTCATCGATTCAAGAAAACGTCGAACAGATTCTGGTGTTTCGTCTGCGATGTCAATTCGTTCATCTTCAGTCATGACTGCATCAAGACTGTTCGCAAGAATATTGAAACCCATCTCGCCTTCTTCTTTAATATCTTGAAAATCAATATAACTTGGATATCTCATAACAACAGAAATTTTATCATCAAGTTCAATGATATTACTTCTGGGCTTTACTTGACCACATGTTACCTGCTCTAAGTCCATTACATATTCATTTTCGTGTTCGCATGACTGACACTTTAGATTGAGATTAATTCTTTCGCCTACAGATTTAGAACGGAGCTTGATGAATAAGTATTCTAGATCAAATGTTGTCAACGATTGGACCTTTAAGTCCGATTGTACACAAGCCTGAATCGTATCTAAAATAGCGTTCATCATCTGGTTGCTGTCTTGTGACTCAGCTGCCAGCATTAAGATTTTTTCTTCTTTTACCAAATACGGTCTAAATTTAACTCGATCACCTGTTGAAGGGATTTCTAACTCATACTTGGGTGTATCATTCAATACGGGTAATGCCATGATTTAATTCTCCATTAAATATTTGCGCCGATTGTTCCTAAAACTCCAGTGACTGCTTTCTGAATTTTATTCTTCGGATCTCTGCTCTCACCGTACCAGTAGTGATAAGCAAATTCTACACTTATCTGGCTGATCTCATTCTGAGATTGATCCGATAATGTTTCGTATGTGACACTTACAGGAAAAGCACGATCAAGTGTCCACGTGTATGTTTTTTCAAGAGGTGTTCCAAGATCAATATCAAAACTAAGATTGACTGGACCAAGTTCGATATTTCTGTCGAGAATTGGATAGCTAACGCCTTTCTCTAACTGATGAATCTGAACTTTTTTAGCGTATCGATCTGGATAGTTGACTTCGAAGCGTCCTTCAATATCATCATATTGTTGCATAGCCAGGGCTTGCCAGCCTTCAAAGTAGTCTCGTGTTTTCTGATCGTTCAATACCCGAAATGACATTGTAACATTGGGATTTACAAACCCGTGAACAACTGATTGCTGTGTAGGACCTAGCACTCGCTCAATGCTTGACAACTGACGTGATGGCAGTGTGACACTGCTACACAGAACACCAAATTCATAAGTGCTTTGTCTTGCAGTCAATGCTGGTAGATAAACATAATATAGATTCGTACGAGCAAAGCCTCTGCCACCCGTAGCAATACCCTTTAGTTCTTCAACTGATCCTGACTTAAGCATTCATTATTCTCCGTGAATCTTTGTAGACTTGACCAGCAGTACCCTTGTTCCATTGTGCAACGGGTAAGAATGTAGCAATCTCCCACTCAGGTGGTGGAACGTATGCTAATCTACTTTCAACTTGAGTTGTCAAGTAATGCTTGAAACATGGCTTGAAGTATTTAAACTTCGCGGCTCGATTCAAATATTCGTACGACACTTCGAACTTGGTCGTTTCATCGTACTTACTGTTGTTCGTAATGTCCATGAGAGCATCGAGAAACTTAGCACGAAGCGGGATCGGCAGATAGTGAAGGTTCATACCATAAAAACCTTTCTCTGCTGGACCCACTGCAATGATCAAAGGAAACGAATCCCAATATGGAAGCGTCTGTCTGTGCTTTGCGTCATAGAAAAACATGTACATCGAACCCGACACAGACTTTGCTTTTGACTGTATAGGATCTTCTCGCATCAACTCACGTCGATTGATGTTACGCATGTTCTGCACTTTGCGTCTAAACCACGCACGTGACTCTCTGGTACGTGGCTGAATGCCCGCACGAAACGCTTCTTGCTCTACTGTCTGAAATAAATTGCTCATGCGTCTATTTATACGCCTTTACTGAAC